GCAATGGTTGTGGTTAGTGTTGTAACAGGTGCTAGTTTTTGGGAATCAGGAGCAGTTGCTTTGATAGAGCCTGCCATAAATGGTGTATGGTTTTACACATTACATAGAATTTATAAAACTATAAAAGGAAAAATATGAGAAATATATGGGTAACATTTAGTCAAGAAGGTGTGCATTATTATCCTGGTGCAGATACAAATCCTGCAACTGCTACAGGCGATTGGGATGATGTAAGTTTCTTAGGATACAAGCACAGACATATATTTCACTTCAAAGTGTGGATAGAAGTATTCCACGATGACAGAGACATAGAATTTATTCAGTTCAAAAGATGGCTACAAAGATTATACAATCAAGATAGTGTACTTGAACTGAACAACAAAAGTTGTGAGATGATTGCAGATGAATTATACAATGCAATCAACGACAAATATCCTAACAGATTTGTTAGAATATCAGTAGCCGAAGATAATGAAAACGGTTGCGAAATGGAATATCCTGTACATAGCAGACCTTTGAGAGAAGAGTTTATTGCAGAAGATACAGGATGTTAAACTTTATATATAAAGGAGAAGAAAATGAGTAGTGAAATTCATTTACAAATAAAAGCAGAGATGGAAGCCTATCTTGAAGAAAGTGCAAAGTTCGAAGAGAAAGGTATTAAAGCATCTGCTACTAGAGCCAGAAAAGCACTTGGCAATCTTGGTAAACTTACTAAGAGTAGACGTGCTGAAATCCAAGAAAAGAAAAACAGTATGTAATTATGAAAGTATTTTTAGTTGAATTAGAACCAGTTGAAACAAGATATACTGCTCAGTGGAAGAAGTATTTGCCAGAGCAAATGCAATTCGCTGACTTAGAAGTCGAAGTTATTGAAGGTCCTAGTGATGCCCCAACGGATACAACTCCAGGAGCATTTTTAAACTTCAGTGGTACAAACTATTGGAAGAGTGAACAACTAAAAACTATCAGTAAGTTGATTGCAGATGGGAAAGTTAGTGATGGCGATTACTTTCTTTACACAGACGCATGGAATCCTACTGTAATACAACTTAAATACATGGCTGAACTGTTGGATATAGATATAAAGATTGGTGGCATGTGGCATGCCGGCAGTTATGATCCTGCAGATTTCCTTGGTAGATTAATTGGAGATGCACCGTGGGTTAGACATGCTGAACGCAGTATGTTTGAAGTATTTGATGATAACTTCTTTGCAACAGACTTTCATTTAGACATGTTCTGTAGAGAGTTTGGGTATGAGAAGTTTGAACTAATGAATACTGGTAAGGCTCACATAGTTGGGTGGCCCATGGAGTATCTACAACATGAATTAGCGGAACATGATAATGCATTTAAAGAAAACATTATATTATTTCCGCACAGACTTGCTCCTGAAAAACAAGTAGACATATTTAAAGACTTGGCAGAAAGTATGCCAGAATATGATTGGATTGTATGTCAGGAACAAACACTAACAAAACAAGAGTATCATGAATTGTTAGGTAGAGCAAAGATTGTCTTTAGTGCAAACACACAAGAAACACTAGGCATTAGTTGTTATGAAGGTGCATTGGTAGGAGCCAACCCAATGGTACCAGATAGATTATCTTATTCAGAGATGTATCAATCAGAGTTTTTATATCCAAGTGATTGGACAGAAGACTTTGATAGTTACATTCTAAACAAAGATTTGATTATGGCACATATTAAAAAGGTGTTAGGTGAAAACGATAAGAGTATAATTGATTTACAAGCACATAGCCTAACAGAAAACTTCTTTAGTGGTAAGGCACTTTATGAAGTTATAAGAGGTAGAGCAAATGGAAATTAATAATGAAAAAGCAATAGTAATTACAGGCGGAAGTGGATTTATAGGATCCAATGTTTCTAGACTATTTGTTGATAGTGGATTCAATGTAATTAATATTGATAAGAAGAAAAGAGAAATACCTGGAGTTACTCAATATCCTTTTGAGATTGATAACAAACAAGTAAAAGGTGTTATAGAACTTATCAAGCCACATGCAGTTATACATATTGCGGCAAACAATAGTGTGCCAGCAAGTGTAAAAGATCCAATGCCTACTTATACAGACAATGTATTACAAACAATAAGTTTGTTGAATACTTGCGTACATGCCGAAGTACCTAACTTCATATTTGCAAGTAGTTCAAGTGTGTATGGCACAAGCATTAATGAAGATGGTTCATTTAAAGAAAGCGATCCTACTGCACCAATTAATCCATATGGTAGAACAAAACAAATATGTGAAAAAATAATTAAAGACTATGCAGATGTATATGGATTTAATTATGCAAACCTTAGACTGTTTAATGTGGCAGGAAGTAATGAAGGTAAAAATGGATATCAAAAAGATCCTTTAGTTCATGTGTTGCCTATTTTAGCACAGGCAGGACTATTGGAAGAGAAGTTTACAATTAATGGTGAGGATTATAATACTGAAGATGGTACTTGCGTTAGAGATTATACTCACGTAAATGATGTTGCAAGAGCATTCCTAAGTACAGCATATTATATGTTTGACCAAAAAGAAAATATAACTGTAAACATTGGTAACAGCAATCCAGTTAGTATGAAAGAACTGGTTGATGCAGTTGAAGTAGCATTGTATCGTTCCAATGGATTGGATACTACAATAGATGTAGAGTATGCAGATGCTAGACCAGGCGACATGACACAGACATTTGCAGATATCAATTCTGCAAAAACAATTTTAGGTTGGGAGCCAACCAACTCTATTCAACAAATCGTTGAAGATGAAATCAAGTGGCAAAAAACTAAAATTAAAAAGAGGTAGTTATGAGTGAGAAGAAGGCTAAGGTCATTATGTGGACGACCTTAATTGCTTTTGCCGTAATAATGATAACTTTTCCAGTTGGATAGTAGGAGAAATATGAAATATTACTTGACATTTACCAGAAAAACCGGTATAATAAACCTATGAGTAAAGTATATTACAGTTGGTCAGACATTGAAGGTATGATGGGAGACATCACACAACAAATGGCAACAAAAATGTTGAGACCACATGTAGTATTAGGTCCAAGCAGAGGCGGACTTGCAATAGGAACTATGATGAGTCATTATTATAATATTCCTTTTCATGGATTTGAATGGCAAACAAGAGACGGAAAAGTACAGAATAGTACACAACTTAGACACCTTTTGTCTAAATACAATGGTAAGAGAATTGTTATTATAGATGACATTAATGACACAGGTACAACATTACAAGGCATACATGATGTAGTTATTATGGAAGGTATGACTGATAATGTAAAGTATGCGGTGTTATTAGAAAAACTGTCTAGTAATTTTGCTTCACAGATATGTGCTGTAGAACTAGATGAAGAAGAAGAAAACAATTGGATAGTATTTCCCTATGAGGAGTGGTGGAATGGCAAATGTAGTTAGTCAGTATTGGAGCGAAGGAGCACCAACACAAATGGAACTGTTTGAAGATACAGACAGAGATTTTGAAACAATGAAAAGAAAGATTAAAGGACAAACAAGTAGAACTGCAAAAATTATTGATGAAAAAGGTTATGCAGTTGAATTTTATGAGGATGATGTGTTAGTAGAAACTAGACAACTTCCAGGCAAGAGTATTTCTTATGCAGAAGATACTGCTGAAAATTGGGTTAGTGGATTAATAGTACAACATTATTTAGACAAAGGAGGCATATAGTGTCTACAAGTAAAAAGATTAAACAAAGATTAAAAGATGCTGGAAAACGTTTTTGGGCAGGAGATAATATCTCAGACTTTATTGAAGATGGAGAGAAGCAACAACTGATAGATGAGTTGGCTCCTAAGTTTGAAGAAGTATTACAAGGTCTCGTTATAGATACTGAGAATGATCCTAACAGTAATGGTACAGGCAAACGTCTTGCTAAGATGTATATCAACGAACTAATGGCAGGTAGGTATGAACCTATGCCAGTTGCAACTGCTTTCCCTAACGATAGTATAGATAGGTATGAGGGCATGTTAGTTGTAAGAAGTGAACTTACAAGTATGTGTTCGCATCATCACCAGATAGTTAGAGGTGTAGCATACATAGGTATTATTGCTAGTGAGAAACTAATTGGTTTGTCTAAATACACTAGAATAGCACAATGGTGTGCAGAACGTGGAACACTACAAGAAGAACTTGCTAATGATATTGCTAGAGAAATACAACGTGCAACAGGCACAGAGAACTTAGGTGTGTACATACAAGCCACACATGGTTGCGTAGAGAATAGAGGTGTAAAAGCACATAGTAGTCTTACACAAACAACTGTTCTTAAAGGAGCATTTAAAAACGAAGGCAAAGTACAGAAGGAGTTTATGGACAATATCAAACTTCAACAAAGTTTTGCAGGAAGTAAAGGTCAATAATGATAGAACGTAGAGCATCAGGTTTCGTTACAGGCAATGGATTAGTTCCAGTTGATACTATTTGCGGTATGATTGGCAAAGGTAAAACTATTGATACATTGACTAGAGTTTATCATAAACTATCTAAAGAAGATATTATGGAAGCCGTACATTTCTACAGTGACAATATACAAATACCAGAAACAGATATAGACAAATTACTTACATTAATTAATGTAGGTAAACATACAGATGAAACAATTATAGAAGTAATTAATTTACATCAAGTTGTTTACATTAAGTTAGTTGCTCAGGGACATTATTATTACCCTGAAGAGAAAGATTTTGCTAAATTAATGAACCAAGGACTAAGAGTTTGTTGTTTAGATAATGTAGAGTCTGCTGAAAAAGATACAAATCTATTATCAGACTTACATATAATAGTGAATCAAGCACTTGTAAATGCTGTACCAAACATTATGAAAAATAGTGATAGCACTAAAAGTGATTTAGACTATGACGAATATGTTTATAGAAGAAAAAATTTAAAAGATGGAAGTTAAAATTACATACTCTGAGTTGCCTGTTTCACTTACAAAGTGTAACAGTTTACTGGGCCAGCATGGCGAATACACTGACTTGTATATGACAGGTAGTGGACCGCTACTAGGGTGGCAACGTGGTGGCCCCACCTTATTAACAGATATTATAAATAATGCTTTAGGAATATGACTGAAAGAATTGGTTTAATGTTTGGCTCAACTACATATAATAGTGAACGTACTGCAGAAACTATTTGGGATATGATGCGAGAGACTGAACTACATGATGTTAAAGATGGTGTAGATGTTTTGGAACAATATAAAAAAGTTATATTAGTTTCTCCTACATGGGACTATGGAGCATTACAAGAAGATTATATTGAAGCATGGGATAAATTGAAAACAGTAAATTGGAAAAACAAAAGTGTTGCATTGGTTGGATTAGGAGACCAAGTAGGTTATGGTGATTTATATCAAGATAGTATGAATACATTATATGAAACAATTAAAGAACTAGGAGGTCAGTTTGTTGGCTTTACTAGTATAGAAGGACACAACTTTAATGAAAGTAAAGCAACAATAGGTGATGAATTTGTTGGACTTGCTATAGATGAAGACAATCAATCTAGTCTTAGCAAAGAACGTATTGATACTTGGATAGAACAATTAAGGTCCACTTGGAGTTTAAATAATGAATAACATTATACATAACACAGGTAGATCCAGAGATAATGCCGTAGCAAATGTGCGAAGGTATTATTACAGTGAAATATTTCACAGTATTCAAGGTGAAGGTCACTACACAGGTACTCCAACTGCTTGGATAAGATTCTTCTTGTGTAACTTACAATGCAATGGTTTTGGACAAGAAGACCCTACTAATCCAGATACATATGAATTACCCTTTGAAGAGTTTGATGTGGATACTGTAGAAAGAGTAGAAGATTTGCCTGTGTGGGAACGTGGGTGTGATAGTTCTTATACTTGGGCAAAGAAGTTTAAAGGACTTATGGGACATGAAACTCCTGAAGTTATCGCAAACAACATAATAGATATATTGAGAACAGACAGCAATCCAGAAGGATTATTTTTACATCCTGTAAGTAATTTTAGACAACATTTATGTATCACAGGTGGTGAGCCTTTGCTGACTACAGGACAACAATGTACTATTGGTATATACAATGAACTGAAGAAACAAAACAATTTGCCAGGATCAATGACATTTGAAACTAATGGTACACAACAACTTAGACCAGAGTTTATTGAATGGGGACAAAGTATAGACACAGAAATATTTTTTAGTTGTAGTCCTAAATTATTTACAGTATCTGGTGAGAGTTCAGAAAGAGCAATCAAGCCTGAGAGAGTAGCAGAATACTTACAGGTGAGTAAAAAAGGACAACTAAAATTTGTTGTTGGTCCACAAGACCGTGAATGGGAAGAGATGGAATCAGTAGTAGAGCAGTTTAGAGATGTAGGTGTTGATTGGCCCGTATGGATAATGCCTACAGGAGCAAGAGAAGAAGAACAAGTCGAGTCAGCAGGAAAGATTGCGGAGAAGGCTTTTAAGAGAGGATACAATGTTGCGGCGAGAGTCCACGTGTATCTATTTGGAAATGCAATAGGAACATAATATGAACAATTGGATAGTAGTATTATTTTTATTAGTTTTGGCAATGGGTGGTTTTTTGATATACTTTAGTTTGCAATACACTTGCACAACTGAATTTACAGAACATGGACATCCAATACAAGTATGTGTAAACTATGAAGAGATAGAGAAGGAAGGATATAGACACAGATGAAGTTAAGAAAGATATGGAATACATGGAAATATGCAGTAGGCAGTTTTTCAGATGAACAAACAGAAGAGTACGATGATGTTGTAGCAATAGTGAGAACATTCATTGTTGGTGTTAATGTTATTTGTGCATTTTTTATTATGGCAAATATTATAAAAGGTTGGAACTAATATGAGACAATGCAGTACATGTGGTAAAGTAGTATTTGATATTCTATATCATACACAAGATATGCTACATGTATTTTGCGATGCATACTGTTCAAATGAATGGTTTGTAAAAAATAAAGATGAGGTAAAAGAAGATGAGTAAAAGAACTATACCGTTTGCAATGACACTTAAAGGTATGACTACTAAAGGTAGAACTAGACAAATTGCAAAACTTGAATATGAATATTCTGGTATTGAACTTAAGAAAGAAATGGCTAAACTAGACTGTGATTCAGATTTAGATAAGGCTATGGCAGAGATTCAAGTAGAGTTTGATGAGGGTGTTATTGACCAAACAGAGTTTGACAAAAGAAGTGCTATTGCAAATAAAACTCCTTGGGTTGAAGTTAAGAAGATGGAAGTTAATGTAGAAGATCCTAAGCAAGGTTATATGGAACTTGATTGGAATGATGAGTTCGTTGCAATGCTACAGGAAAAAGGCTACACAGGTGAAAGTGATGAGTCTGTTGTGAACAAATGGTTTAATGATGTTTGCAGAACAGTATTGTTACAAGAAATAGAGGATCAAGATTATGGACTAGAGTCTCAGGATGATGTAATTCTAGTCAATGACAATGATGAAGAGTAATGGCAGACGTAGATAATTCAGTTGCAAAAGCAAAGTTGGCAAAGTTTGTCAATGAATCGCTTGGGCCTAGCATAACTGAATTTATCAACTCTCTCACAGATGAAGATATTTTAGACTTACTTAAAAGTTTTAAAACAATGAACATAGATTTAATTAGAGATTTAACACAGGCGGCTAAAGAACGTAAAATACAAAGCAATCAATGGCAGGAAGATAGTCCGTTTGATAAAATTATGGAAGATGGGTTAAACAAATGATAAAAGTTTCAATGAAAGACGTAGGCGGAAAAACAATTAAAGACAATGCACAATATGTCCTTAAGGACAATGCATTTGGTAATAATTTAGTTTTAAGCAGTACGTTTTTAAGAGCAAACCAAGAAACAAATGGTCATGCTCATGCTGGACAAGAGGAAGTTTACTTCTTTGTGGACGGTAAAGGTGAAATGCAGGTAAATGATGAACGTTTTCCTGTACAGGGTGGAGATGTTATTTGTATTGAAGATGGTGACTTTCACAGAGTTTTCAACACAGGACATCTCGGATTATATTTTGTTTGTGTATTCGACGGAGGTAGAAATCACTAATGAAAAAGTTATTTTTTAAATTCTTATTTTTTGTATTAGATTGTTGGAGATTAGTAATGGACAATCGATACAATCCATTAAGATATATTGGAGATCCTTCAATGCAAGGTTACTTCACAATGGTTCTGTTCACTATGTGGTCAGTTTATTTTGGCATAGTTGCTACAACTTATATGGAATGGTTTAATTACGACATTGTAACAAGTATATTTGTTCACTTTGGAGTAGTATTTCCAATCATGCTTACTAATTTGATATTCAAAGAAGCACAGGAAAAAGGACATGTTTGGTATAGTAACATAAGACCATATGGTCCTAAGAAAAAAGGTATATCAGGGAAAATATTATAATGAACTATTTACTTGTTGACGGACTTAATATGTTTATGAGAGCCAAGCACGTTGGTGGCAGAGGGCAAAGCATAGATATGAAAATAGGTATGGCAATGCATATCATGTTTAACAGTATCAACAAGTGCTGGAGAGAATTTGACGGCAATCACATTGTGTTTTGTTTAGAAGGTAGAAGTTGGCGTAAAGACTTTTATACACCTTATAAAGCAAATAGAAAAGTAATAATGGATCAGCGAACAGTTAGAGAACAAGAAGATGATGAGTTATACTTTGAAGCATATGATGATATGGTCAAATTCTTTGCAGAAAAAACTAATGTATCTGTAGTAAGATGTGAAACAGCAGAAGCAGATGATATGATTGCTACATGGATTCAACAACATCCAGAAGATAATCATTTTATTATAAGCACAGATAGTGACTTCTATCAGTTACTAGCACCTAATGTAACGCAGTATAACGGCACAACGGATCAAGTAGTTACATTGGAAGGTTGGAAAGATTTAAAGTCTGGAGAAGAAGTTATAGATAAGAAAACTAAGGCACCTAAGACTCCAATTGAACCTGAATGGGTACTGTTTGAAAAGTGTGTTAGAGGTGATAGTTCAGACAATGTGTTTAGTGCATACCCTGGTGCTAGAGTAAAAGGCACTAAAAACAAAACAGGTATGCGAGAAGCCTTTGAAGATAGAAACACAGGCGGATACAATTATAATAACTTTATGTTACAACGTTGGGTGGACCATGAAGGAGATGAACATAGAGTAAAAAATGATTATGAACGTAATAAGATACTTATTGATTTGACAGAAC